AACAGAAAGTCTCTTGAAGTTGGGTCAACATATACGTCATAAGGGTCAACTGAGTTAAAAACAACTTCCCCCATTCCCCTGTCTTGGTCGGGGTCAACATCAACTTGCATAAAACCAACACCCTTTACTAGGGCATCTTGGATTACACTTGAATAAATACTGTTGCCGTTTGAATTATACCAGCAGAAATCAGCTATATCAGCATGGAGGGCAGCTACATCGGAATCACTTCCTTCAGCCCCGACTGCCTGCCATCTTGGGTTATTAGCAGTCGCAAAAAATTTCATCATTTCAATTACGGGAGTTATTCTGTTTATAATGAAATCAGGCATTCCTCCAGACTGCAAATCTTCCATTTCTTGAGCAGTCAACTGCTCCCCCAAAAAAAACTCGTAACTCTTTTGAGAGTCTGATTGCCACTTTTGTCTTTCGCTTGAATTTGCCTTTTTGAAAAGGTCTACTATATTGTTTACTAATTTTTTAGACTGTCTAGCCATCAATCTCTTAACTCTACGTGTACTAGGTCATCGAAATTGTTATCCTTAATCTCTCCATCAGAGTCCCAGTCGCCACCCCAGCGAATCTTTAGACCTAATTGTTGACCTATTCCTCTCAGCATTCCGCCCATATAATGAAAGCGTTCTCTATCTTCCCAATCTATAGGATATGGAGCAAGGTCGACAGCTTTGCCAGACATATGCCTTGAATATTTAACCTTCGTTGCTCCTTTTTCAAGGAGTTCTTCTTGACGCTCTTTACTACGGACACCTTCAATAATCGTTACATCCATTATTTTTATGAGTTCATTAAGGACGTTTACTAGTTTAGTATCAACCCCTTTAAGTCTCTCTTTTGAACGCTTACCATATCTAAACATTATTTTTTCCTCTGAGAATAAAGCACATTAAGTTTTTTTGGTACAAATGACTTGACTTTAGGCATAAACGACTGCCAATAAGAATGTTTAGGCCCACCAACATCTACTTCAGTAGAACCAATCTTAGCCCTTGTTTCAAGGGATGATTTACCCATGCTTTTAGGATTTTGAATTTTATGTGTACTTTTACTTGCCATTTATGCCACTACCCAACTTTTTGCTCTTTTTATAGTCTTAAACCACTTTTTTTCTTTATTTTTGCTGAAATTTGGCGGAAAAGCGTGAACTAATGCGTAATAAAGGCTCTCTATTGTGTCATCATGAGCCATTTTAGGGCCGAAAGTAACAATTTCGTTGATTAAATCAAACATATTTTTCCTAATATGTATCGTTCCCATGCTAAAACGGGCCGAAAGTCCACTGTATATGCGATTTCTCTTTTGTTGACCACCGGGCTTCTCTGGAATGACTGAAACACTATACTTATTTTTAAGTCTTCTTTCTTCATTCAATGCTTGGAATATACTTCTGTTCATAGCTACATCTTCTACGGTTGATGAAGTGCAATTATATTTTTCATGCAGTTCCATTATATAATCTACTACTCCTTTTTTACCCAACACTTCTCCATTGGAAGGGTCTTTGCTTCCAATAGTAGGGATGCTTCTATGCCTTTCATATTCTAAAACGTATGCGTTATTGTTTGCATCAACAGCTACTACCATTATTACACTGAAGTCAGAATGTTTAGTATCAATATCTGTGGCTGGGTCACATCCTATAAATACATTTATTGGTATTTGTTCACCGTCAACTACTAAATAATTAATACCATCTTCATTTCTGAAGTAACCATCCCAGTATTTAATATGCTTTCTTGTCCATACTGCATCTTCCTCACTCATTACTTCCATCATGTATTCTTGAAAGAACTTTTGAGGTTGACCTGAGTCAGAATAAAACTTCTTCTTTTCTTCAAGTTTCTTCTTATTGAAAAATGATTCCCAAAGAGGGGCTCCTTCATCTGTAATAGATTTGTATGTAATCACTTTCCAAGCAAATTGTTTTTTGTCTTCTTTAGCTTTTGCATGATTTGTAAGAAGATTGTTAATAAAAGAGTCATAATGCACAGGAGTCCCATTAACACGAAGCCTACCAGTGTGGGGCTCAAGAGCAGGATATACCACAGCGGTAACCAGATTTGCGTTCTTATCTCTTGCTTCTGGTGTGATGGTATTTGCTTCATGTTCAAAATCATCAAGTACGATGAGGTCGTATCTTTTGTGGAGCTTTGCTCCTCCACGAATCCCAGCGACATTACTCTTGGAAATGAGTTTGCATCCGTTTGATAACTCAATATCTTCTTCTGTCCATTTTTTGCCTTTTAGATTACCAAAATAATATTTTATCCTGTCATTGTTTTCTAAATGGTGCTTTATATAATCCATGTTGCCAACACTAAGTTTTTGTGTAGCAGAAACCCAAGCATAAAATAAGAAATCACTTTTATCTTGACAGAAGACAAAGTCTTTAATTATAGATGCTTTTGTCAGGACAGTCTTTCCATGACCACGAGGTATAATGATTGCAAGCTGTTTTACGTTTCTATCGTCTATGGCATCAGACATTTCAAAATGGAAGAAAGGAGTTTCACTGCGCATGAAGTCATCTGGTAAGAATAACTTGCCAAATGATATGAGGTCTTTGTGGGCTAACTCTAGGGCTTCTTCAGCTTTTGATACATCTTGGGAATTAATATTCACTTTTTTAATTTACGATATTTAGTTCTAAGATATGTTAGATATTCTGCTCCCACTTCTGGATTGAATATAACCGTTATTAATCTATTATCGTAATCCTCGTATTGAGGGTCGATTATAGTTACAGGACAGTTGAAAATATTCTTATCATCTAGTCCTAATTTATCTGCATAATTATCAATAATCTTAAATGATGCCACTTGCAGTCCGTGGCTTATTAATCCTGTTGATGGGTCTTTGAGTACTTGATAGCCAGATACGTGAGTATGACCACAAGTAAGCAAATGGTCACGCCACCCAGTTTGGATAGCCCTTGAAACTCCGTGTGCAGTATTCCATATAGAATTCCCCTTGAATGTGTGCCTAGCATTTATTCTTACCTCCTTGCCATTTGGGAATCTGATATTCATTCGCGCTCCCCATTTCTCATATACTCCTTTGTGGTCACGCATTAGGAAATCCAATGGGTCTCCATCTCCTGACCATACATCATGATTTCCAGCAATAAGATATAGCCATTCTACACTATTCACAAAATACTCGGATAGCCTCCAAGACTCTTTAGCTGAAGTCGATTGCTGTCCATACAAATGAGAAAGACGACCAACCCAGTTGTTTTGTATGTCTCCAAGATTCCCCGCAAATAATCCTTCTGTCTTATTAATGATTGTCGTGTAATGCATAATCTGTGCAAGATTTGTTCCATCATCATCAACATGAGGGTCACCAAAATGTGCAATACCTATCGGGCCATCAATATTGACATCGATGTTTTGTAGTATTTTACTTCCTCTACCTTTAATCTTTTGGTCATACTGTGTATTTCTAAATTTAATAATTTCTTCAACTGGCAAATCCTCGGTCACAGGTGTTTCTTTTGTGAACGGACTTGATTGTAGTATTTTTGGTTTTAATGTTTTTCTATGGCAACCATAACAAAGCCACATCTGTTTCTTTGAGTCTTTGTAATAGTTCCATCCATCTCTCCTTAAGTGACGAGTTCCACAGTGAGGGCAACTGATAATATTACCTTCGTTGTCTGTAGTGAAAGTCTCCTCATCGAGATGTTCGTTAATAGCCACTTATTCAACCTCATTAGTATCTTTAAGTTCTCTTACTTTCTTCGTTGATTGGTTTGATTTCTCCATTTTTTTCCTCGGTTAACTCGTTTGTTCTAGTCGCTCCTTCTAATTGCTCATTGGAAAATCCCTGAAATACCCCTAGAAGACCCATCTCTCTTTGCTTCACTATATTACCTGAAGTACCTACAATCTTACCTAATTCTTTTGTTGACTGCAAAATAATATTATCATCTTCGCTATAATCAGCAAGGTTCTTCAATTTGTTGAGTACATACTTGTGGTCAACACCCATTTCTTTTGCTACATCTAATACAGATTTCTCTATTTCTTTCATCACTCTTTCCTGTTTTAATAAAATTGTTGCTTTCTTTCTTGCTTTTTGGTCAGACATCTCAGAGTATGCCTGCTTATATGCTTCTACTGCTCCTAAACCTATTACTACATTAGTAGCAAACTCCTTTTCTTTATTAGTAACATGCTCTCTTTTATACACACGATTTGCAGTATTCTTTATATTAGTGGAGAATGTATATCTATTTGGATGATTATCAAAGTCTGTATCCATCTTAACATTAGGACGATTCAAGAAACTTCCTACTACAGTCCTTACCCACCCTTTTGCGAATTTATAATTCTTCCTATCTGAGTGATGTTTTACACTATTCGATACTTTTAGTAACTGCACTATCCTGTCATCATCAGAATACACCCAATCCCCCTCATTTGCAATCCTCCAATCTGGATGGACTACTGTATTTGGGTGAGTTTCTTGGAATTCGTCTATATCATCATAGACGTAATGAGCAATCCCTTTAATTACTCTTTTATCTGCCAACCATCTCTCTCTATTTTTAAATCTTTAATCTGCAATACAAGATTATCTATTAACTTACTTACTTCTTCATGTACCATGAACACATCACCATCTATCTCTAAAGGAATCATCTGCTCAGACAAATTCTTTAACACAGCTTCTTGTGTCTTAAATGGTAACTCGGAAAGTTCTTCTATTAAATCAGCCATAATAATTTTCTTATACATTTCATTTTACCCTGCCCTACCACCCTATAAATTTAAACTACTAGTCAAGTCATATCAAAGGAAAAAATGCCCAAGTTATATATGATAAAAAATTGTAGGATTTTGGTGTGTAGCCTTTTTCCCCTACCCTACCCTTAGTTAAGGGATTTCGTATATACGAATTTTAGTTGTATTTCATTTATTAAATACTATAGTATAATTAATTAACCTAAAATGCACGGAGGTGCAACTAATGACTGAAGCACAGAAAGTAGCAGCAGATAAGAAAGCTCGGCGTGATTACTATAAACAGTTGGCAGCGCAGAGGCGTGAGGATGGCTTGAAGAGGTCGTTCCAAGCTAGTACAAGACGTGAGTATATCATGGGCGTATCAGTACCCAGTAAGCGTGATATCATGGCTGGATTAAGAGCTGACCTTATTAACATCAATCAGCAATGCGTTGGTGAAGGTCTTAAGCCTATCTTCTTGGATGAGGATGACCAACCTATGCCAAAACTTCCTACACCTGTGGAATAGAGTACGGTTCTGAGTCGTAGCACTTAAGCAGGTAACTCATATAATGATGGACGGGCCCGAGGTGATAGCCGGGCCCATTTCGCTTCATTATATTATTATTATTATCGCCGTTATACTCGCAATGTGCATACATGTCTACTGTACTATGCTTATAACGACATAACTATGTTCATGTG